AGAAAGCAAGATACCAGAAACGATCGCCCGTGATAACGAAATCTCTGACTGGGCAAAAGCGGCCGACAGTACGGCAATTCCGGCATCAAAGCTCACAAATGCAGGCGGCACTTCCGCCGGTTCCTTTTCGATCGGAACCGTATCGACCTTAACCCCGGCTTCCGGCCAAAGAGTTTTGCGGTCAACATTTGCCGTTCCAACAACTGGGATTCTTGCTATTCGAGCAGAAATTAACAGCAACAATCCATCTTTTGAAAATTACGACTCTCAATGGACTTTTGTTGATGCCGCAACACTTAGAGCCAGGACGAGAGCAAACAACGTAAGAACGCTTGATTATTTTGATACTGTAGTAATCGAGCTTATTAACACAGCTGAGCTTTTTTTGGTTACTATGGCCAATGGAAACCTTGCCATAGGCTCAACTCAAACTGATTTAAGCAGTGTTGCAGCTAAAATTTACGTTGCACAGGTAACAGCCGCTACAAGCAGCGGTGGTACTTCCGGTCTCGATCAAACTGCGGTCGATGCCCGTGTTCGAGCCATTGTTGAGAACTTTGCCGAAGTTAGCAATAACGCCAGAATACCATCGAACAAGCTGCCAGAATACCATCGAACAAGCTGCCAGCTGGAACATTAAATACCAGCGATGTTGAGAACTTTGCCAAGACGGGTAATAATGCACGACTACCGGCAAGCCGGTTGCCAGCTTCAATACCAGCTGCCAATCTGCCTAGCAGAACAGCTGCTTTTACTTCCGCTTTGGAGACAAAACTTGACGGCATTGAAGCAGGGGCAACAACCGATCAGACAGCATCCGAAATTATTGCTTTGCTTGATGCAG